GTTGTGGAGCCAAGCATCACGCCATGCTCTTGCAGCCAGTCACGCCACTCGGTATCAAGGCCAGTCATCACTGGTTGAATCTGACCGCAAAGGAAGACGCTGTTCTCGTACTCAGCCGAGTTGTGATAATGCGCGATATTCATCAAAGCCAGTGACTCAAGCGGGATGTTGTCAACCTCCCAATCATTAGCCACCGATCCAAGCGGGATAAATGGAATCTCGTTCCACTTGGCACCATTTGCATCAGTTGGATAATACGGTTCGCTATCCGCTTGCAAAGCACCAGTGCGATCAGAATAAATCTGAACACAATATTCACCATTCTGATCTAGTCGAAGCACTCGATAAAGCTGAATCTCTTTTAAGCTAAACTCATCACTCGGATCTACGATGGAATCTTTCTCAGCAAGTACCACCAAAGCTGTTTTGAAGTGAGCGCCAACCTTACGCACACCCCAATTGATAATGCTTAAGGTTTTGTAATGCACCACAGTCGGCAGAATACCTAAACGCTCTACCTCAGCAACTGAAGTCGCACCATCTGTCTGCGGATAATCCACAAATAATCCACCGCGGCCAGCATCAAGCAATCCACCTAAAGCACTTTGCATCAAGTGGTAGTAAGACTTGCCAGTACCATCGGCATTGTATTTTAAGAAATCCATACCATCAGGGTCAAAGTTCGGGTCTTCCGAAA